TAGGCCGCCGACTACGATGATGGTGTCCTTCTGTTCCTCGCTGAGGTTATTGAACCAGTCGACACCCTGTTGCAGCCACGCGATGAGGTTGTTGAGGACTGGTAGTAGGCGCTCACCGATCGAGTCGGTCACTTGCTCGAAGGTGTCCTTGAGGAAGGCGAGCTTGCCCTCAGTCTTCTCAAGCTGCGCGGCCATCATGCCGGCGAACATGCCGCCCTCGCTCGTCAGGTTGACGAACATGCGCTGCATCTCGGGGAACCCGACGACGCCGGAGCTGACGAGGTCGCGCACCTCGCCCTCGGTCACGTTCATGATCTTCGCCAGCTCGGTGAAGACGGGCACGCCGCGGTCGGCTAGACGGTTGACTTCCTCCATGCCTAGGCGGCCGGTGACGTGAACGCGGCCGTATATCTCCGCCAGGTCGGTGATGGGCGTCTGCAGCCCGGCGGCGACGTCGCCGAGGGCTGAGAGGGTTGAGACGATGTGCTCCGCTTCGATCTGGTACGCGGCTAGGCTGCGCGTCGCTTCGCTGACGGACTTCCAGTCGAACGGCGTCTGAGCGGAGAACTCGTACAACTGATCGAAGACGGCGTTGGCGCGTTCCGCGTCGCCGATCAGCAGCTCGAGGCTGGCGGCGAACGTCTCAAGCTGCATGGCGCTGCGCACGCCGGCGCCGGCTAGGGCTAGGAGGGGGGCGGTGAGGCCGATGCTGAGGACGTTGCCGAGGTTCTTAGCGGCGTTGCCTACGTCCTTCAACTGCTGCTCGGTGATCTTGAGGCGGGAGCCTAGCTTGTCGCCTAGGGTACGGCTCGCCTTCTCCGTCTCCCGCTCTGCCTCATGCAACCCGGCGGTGTACGGGTCAACGTCCAAGCCGATCATGCCGAGGAGCCTGAAGACGTCCATGAGGCTTATCCTACTCAGCCGCTCGTCTTGGTGACGCCGCGCGACTTGAAGGCTTCGCGTACCGCTGCGGCGGCGGCTTGCGACTGCCGCTCAGCGGCCTCCTGCCCTTGCCTGGTGGCCTTGGCGGTGGCCGTCTCGAGGCCGAGGCTGCGGAGGTACTGCCGGAGGCTTGGTAGGCGCGCGCCTTGCTTCATGTGCGGCGCTAGCACGGCGTTCCTGATCTGCCAGGCGTGGAAGGCTAGCTCGTTGAGGCGCTTACGGTCGCCGGCGCCAGCCGCCTCCGCCGCCAGGCGTAACTCTTGCCGGAAGCGGAGGTACGGGAGAGCTAGCAGCGCCTCATCAGACGCGCCAGCCCAGCCGCCGTGTAGGCGGAGGACTTGGAGGCTGCGCCCGATACCGTCTAGCTGCGCCGCGCGTCGCTCTTGAGTAGGTTCGGCATGGTCTTGGTGATGCTGTTGGCTCTCGACAAAAAACCGCGGAGGTCTCCGTGCGCCGCTATGGCTTGGATGATGTCGAGGATGCTGTCGAGGGGGAACTTCTCGGGGTAATCCAAGTCCTTGCGGGGCACGCCTAAGAGGCTGGCGATGAGGTCAAGCACCGGGCCTTCGTTGAGGCTGATGCTCGTCATGAGGACTTGGATGATCTGCGCCGGCGTGAACTCAGCGGCGGGGTCGAGCAAGGCGGCGCCTCGCCCGAGTATCTTCACGACGCGGAACACGTCTGGAAGGCCGAGGCGGCGCAGGGTGTACGTGGTGCCGGCCACGGTCACGGTGGGCGGTTCGTATAGCACCGGGTCTACGGTGGCGGGGTCGTGCTCGTCCACTGTAGGGGTGTCAGAATCGGTCATGAGCGGGTGCCCTCCTACGGCACCCGCTCATTCTACTCTCAAGCGGTTACGGGCTTACAGGTAGGCCGGGGTGGTAGATCGCCCACGCCTCAGTGTTCGGCGTGGTCGAGTCTACGTGCGCAGCGAAGACCGCCGTCAAGACGGATTCGTCCTCGTCAACGAACGACGCGCTAGGCGCCTCAAGCACCAGCGGGTTGAAGAGCACGACGACGATTGGGAGCGTCGGGTTGCCCTTGTAAGTGGTGGCGAGGGCGATGTTGTCGAAGTAGTCGGTGTCCTCAACTGCGCCGCCGGTGATCTTGTCGAACAGGCCGGCGGTTGCCTTGTTGGCGGCGGCAATCGCCATGTGCAGGTTGGTAGCCGTCCACTCGAGCATGTTGCAGGTGAGGGTGGGGGCGGATGTCTGGCGGCGGTTGAAGCCCTTGATGGGGCCGATGGCGCCGTCCACTACCATCTGCCTGATCACGCGGTTGAGGGCGAACTCGTTGCCGCCTCGCGTGCCGCCCAGCTTCACGGCTCCGCTGACGCCAGTCGCGGCCGCCCACGGGTCGCTGGCGCTGGCGTCCTCAAGCTCGGGGATGCCTACGTTGAGCCACACTTCGCCTGCGTCTAAGACCATGTGGTCTTTGGTGGTTGCGCTTAGTCCGCTACGTCCCTGCGGCATCTCGTTCCTCCTGGTGCTTGCCGCTCACGCTCTTGGTCTTGGGCGCGGCGGGAGCGGGGGCTGACTCATCATAGAGCAGACTGGCGTGCCGGCGCTTGGACGGCACCACTAGGTTCGCGAGGGCGCGATGCTGCACCACGTTGGGGATGGTGACGTGCAGCGACGCGGTGGCCTCTTGCAGGTGTAGGCGGAGGGCGTGATCCCACGGGCCGATGCCGTGCTCGAACGCTTGCATGCGCAGGTCACGGACGATCGTCTGCGCGAAGGGTAGGGGGAGCCAGACGGCTTGTGCGCCCCACCAGCCGCGCAGCGCGTCGGGGGCGATGGGTACGATCTCGCTCCTCTTCGCCTTGCGGCGGCCGGCGGCGACGGCCTCAAGGCGCGGCGGGGTGAAGCGGGTGACGCCGTTCGGTAGGTAGAGGGTCGTGACGACGTTGCCGGCTTCCAGGTGCGGGAGCCAGGCGGGGAGGGTGGAGGCGGGCGTGATGTCGTCTTCGATCAGCAGGATGCCGGTCGTCTCCGCGCCGCGCTTGGGTATGACCATCTGCGTCGCGTGCTTGAGGGCTTCCCAGGCGTTCCGGCGGTTGTTCGCCGGGCGCGGCTCTGCCGTCTGCACCTGCACGTGCTCGATGCTTAGTCCGACGGCTTCGAAGGCGGCGCGCGTCTCGGCCATCACCTCCGCGCGGGCGGCGTGACTGTAGGCGACGATGATGGTGCCGGGCTTGCTCACGTCTCTCCTCCTATGGCGGCGGGCTTGGGACGACGGGGTTGCTGGCGTCACCGAGTTGTTGCAGGCTGAGGTTCCAGGAGACGATGGGGCGGTCGTTCTCGTCGAACCCGAGGTGGTAGGGCGCCTGCTCGGCGCGTATCCAGTCGTAGGTGCGTCGCGTGGTGCCGGTGAGGGGGAAGCGTACGTGCCGGCCGGTGAGGATGCGCCACGCTGACTCGGCGGTCGCCATGACGGTGGCGACGCCGCCGTCTTTGCTTCCGCGCACCAGCACTTGCACGTTGAGGGTGTTGAGGACGGGGATGCCGTGCCCGGTGAGGTCACGGTTCGCGCCGCCGGCGTACCCGATGAGGGCTAGTGCGGCGTCAGGCGCGTCCTCCATGCGAGACAGTTGGATGGTGGCGGCGGTGAAGGCGTAGTGCTGTAGCAGCGCCTTGAGGTCAGCGAGGACTTCGGTGATCACGACGTGCCGCCTCCTGCCGGCGGGACGACGGGGCCGCTGTCGCGCCCGCGTAGCGCCATCTCTAGCATCTGAATGTACCGCCAGCGGTTGAGGCGGGCCGGGCCTTCTATGAACTTGCGAGCCTTCGTGATGCGGGTGCCGGTGCGGGAGGTGTGAGCTTTGACGAGGACGCGGCGCGGCGCGATGCGGCGCCCGAAGGCTTGCCGGATGGTGCGGTAGTGCTCCTTGACCATCGTTGGTTTGTCCTCGAGGGTGAGTCCTTCGTGGACGGCTGCCGCGTAGTTGACGTTGCTGCCAACGATCGCGGTGAAGGGCGGAGGGGTGGGCGGGGTGAAGACCTCAGTGGCCGGCACGTCGTCAGGGCGAGGGCGGCCGCTGGCGCCTACGGCTGCGGCTGTGATCGTGACGGGCGCCTGCACGGTGGGCGTGCTGAATGCGATGGAGGAGCGGAGGCGGCCGAGGTCCACGGGCGCCGCTGCGCGAGACTCGCCGTGCCAGTGAACCGCGATGCGGTTGAGGGCTTGATGCACTTGGTCGATGAAGGCGGCCTCCACCTTCGTCACGTTCGACGTCATGACGAACCGGACGCCGCCCTGGTGCCCTGCCGGCATGGCGCTCATGCCAGGTACGCGACGCGGTGACTGAGGGCGCCGCGCGAGTCCCTGTTGATGCGCACGTCTACGATCTCGCGGGCGCGGCCGAACTCGTCTGTGATGCGGTCGCCCTCGTTGACGGTGGCGGTGGTGCTGATGTGAGCGCTGCTCGTCACCTCACGCCGGTTGGCTAGGCGCAGAACGACGTGCTCGGTGAACCACCTGACCTTGATGGTGGCTGAGGCGCCGTACGTGTTGCCGCTGTGAGCGTCGGTGCCGGTGCGCGCCTCCCACGTGGCGGTTTGCTTGAGGAAGCGTTGCGTCATGGTGTTCATAGCGGCACCAGGCCCGTCTCGGTGACGCGGTAGGGGAGGAGCATGTTGGCGGCGTCGCCGCGTAGGCCGCCAGTCAGCGCCTCGCGCGTCAGGACGCTAGCTGCTGCGGCGCCGTACGTGGTGCTGGCGTTGTCGATTGTCTCGCTGCTGATGGCGGCGTTCGGGCGCTCCCACACGTCGCGGATGTGCGCGATGAGGGCTTGCCTGATGGCGGCGGGCACGTCGCTCGCGTTGCTGCCGTACCCGGCGGTGTAGAGGATGTGGGCGGCTACGCGGCCGCGCGCCTCAGCCGGCCATGCGTCTGTGGGGATGAGGCGCGCCGGTTCGGTCAGGGCGTCCACCAGGTACTCGCTGCTCTGCATGATCACGCCGGTGCCGGCCTCGTCGTACCAGGTGACGCTGACGATCGTCTGCAGCGGTGGGCGGGGTAGGGCTAGGGGCGCGTTCGTTTGGCGCGCCAGGTGCCTGATGCTGCCCTGACGGGTGCCGTCCCACCACGCCTCGGTGGCGCGGAGGCCGGGGAACTCGTCGAGTTGCAAGGTGATCGTCTGCGTGATGAGGGCGCGGCCCGTGTACGCCTCAGCAAGCTGCCGGGATGAGGTTATGAGGAGCGTCAGCTCCGCGTCGCGGCTGGTGTCGCCGGAGGCTATGCCTAGCGCGGCCTTGACGTCGCTTAGAGCGACCGGCTCTTGTGCGGGAGGGGTGGTGGTGCGCCACGCGGCTCGGGGTGCCAGCATGGCTTGAGTCTAGCGCTTGCGGTTGAGTGGAGCGGCGCCCTTGGCGCGGTTCTTCGGTGCTGCGCCCTTC